TGTCGCGGCTGGACTTACTTCTACTGCGGCGAGTAATACTTTGGGAGCAACAAGTTTTAATGATGCTAACATCACTAACGTCGGCAGTATTGCATTAGATAGTATCGCATCTGATGCGGGAGTAGGCACAGCGATAACATTTAGTGCAGGGAATGTACCTAACACACAAACAGCAGGATCACAAACTGGTAACATAACACCTGACTTTTCACAGTACACAAATTTTATCTTAACTTTGACAGGTAATATTGTGCTTCAAGATCCTGGAGATGAGGTGGCTGGACAATCTGGTATATTTGTATTTATACAAGACGGAACTGGAAGTAGGACGTTATCTCATGCAGATGATAGGTATCATGTAGCAGGAGGTACCTCTATTACTTTATCTACTGCCGCGAACTCT